AGTCATTGAAATCTTCAGGATAGTTCTGACGCAGATAATTGATCATGGATCTGCGTAGATTGTCAAAATCATAGCTGGTGAATTCAGCGTTTCTAAAACTCTGATAGACCTTTTTCCAGTCCTCAGCCAATAATAATCTGTTCAATCTATCTGTGGATGACATACATTTCCGTTATATTAACTTATTTATTAGGTTTGATTAAATGCTCAGTTAATTCTAGCTAATCAAACCGTTCTTTTCATCAAATTGTAGACGCAAATTTTCTGAAATATTGTAGGGTAGATAGGTCAACTCGCATTCAATCTGTATGCCGCTTTCGTAAGAATCTACTATCACGGAATTGACCTGCACTCTTGGGTCATAATTGACCACTTCTGTGACGTTTTGAATTATGGCCTGCTTCATGTCTTCTGTGAGTGGTTCATACAATGCGTCCCAAATAATGGTACCAAACTCTGGATTTTCTAATTTTTCTCCCTGGCGTATGTGAAAGTGATTCAGCAGATCCTGTTTGATCAGGGCAATGTCATACAGATTGAAACTGTTGGCATTGGGATTCACAGTGCTGGTGCCTCTGTAGGCTCTAGAGGTGGTGGGCGCAGTGGCAGTTTTAACAGATTTTACCACTATGTCTTTGTATAATTTTTTTTCCTGTGTGCTCATATAGATATTTATTAACCTTGTGGAAAGGTTTTGTTAGAAGCTGTGATTATTTTTGCTGAGTAGGGTGCACCAGCATCTATCAGATCACCCAGTCTGGCCACCATCTGTGCCTTGTGTCCAATGAACACCTTGGCTGTGGCAGTGATTATGTAGGCTGTGTGCCCGCAATCAGTTTTTATTTCATCACCCAGTGTGGCCGCTAGCCTGTTGCCATCACACACCACTTTGCTAGAACCGGTGATGATGATGCCTCCAGTGTCCAGTGGAACCAAATGACTGGGGTGAGAGCAGGTGCCTTGTGTTCTGTCTCCAATGCGTGCAATGCCTCTAGCCATAAATTTTTATATGTTGATGCCTAAAGCAGAAAATTGTGCCAGCATGTCATCTTTCATTTGAGTGGCTGCTGATTCAATGGCTGCTTGATTGGCCGTGAATTGAGCACCAGCAGATTCAGCCATATTTTTAGCACTATCCAGCAAGCCCATCACTTGTGGTTCTAGACTGGGAATGGTTTGAGTTTCGATTTGTGTCTTGATTGCATCAAAAGCAGGCACCAAATCTGCACTCAATGATTCCAACTGTGTTTGTATGCCTTTGCAACCACCTGCAGAAATAGTTTGTACTGCTGCACTCAAAGGAGGGATCAATGCTTCCACAGACGTTTCCAAATCTCCCACTTTTGCTGTGATCTGTGATGTGATACCTGCAGCAGTGGCACCAAAGCTGGACATAGAGGCTGTGAGAGATGACTGAAAGTTTGCCAAAGCCGGAGGCAGGCTGGGCAAAGACGGAATCAGGCCGTCCAGATCGGGCAGTCCTGGCACTGATGGAAATCCACCAGGCAAATTTTCCAAACCGGGTATGGATGGAACTCCTGGCAGTGCAGGCATACCTTGAAAGCCGCCGCCAGCAAAGTATCCTTCAAATGCTTTTTCAGCTTGATCCAACAGCGGCATAATATCTGCCTCCAGTGAACTTTTCAGTGCTGACACATTGCCGGCGATTTTAGGGATAGTTTCTTGGATTTTCTTTTCGGTCTCTTTGGCCAATGCAATGGCATCTCCGCCCACGGTGGCTCCCAATGTGCCGCACAGCTCACAAGCCTGCCCACCCACATTCAACAGATCCGTGGCTGCTGTGGTGGCTGCTTCTATGCTGCTGGTGATTGATGCTGGAATAGTAAAAAATGCCATAAAAATATTTATTTTTTAAATGTGTCAGGTATGCCTGACAAGGTTGAGTTGGGTATCTGCTCAATGGTGGTACGATCAGTGCGTGATGTTTTCACATTGTCAGGGTTCAAATTTTCATGATGTGGCCATGGTTCATGCTGAGGCACACGTTTCATTATGTTGCCACTGCTTTCACCCGGATTGGTGTGTGTGCTCAGTGGAGTTGGCTCTGTCTTCACTGCTTTGTTGTTGTTTAAATTGATCACTCCACCTGTGTCCAAATTGATGTTGCCATCTGCATAGTGATTGGTGCTGCCCACAGATATGGTTTGTGTGGCTGCCACTGTGATGGTTTGATTGCTGCCCACTGTGATTCTATGACTGCCCAATGTTTCTTCAGTGATGCTGCTCATGGCTTTCATGTTGATACTGCGACCTGCTTCGATGTTAACATCTCTGTCTGCTTTGAAATTAAAATCTGTTTGAGTGTGAATACTCACGCTGTCCTGCGAAAATATGTCCAGTTTGCCGTTGGCAGTCATCTCTATCCAAGTGGTACCTGCTGCATTGCCAATGTAGATCAAGTCTTCTGAATTGTGCAGCAATATTTGGTGACCTGTGCGTGTTCTTATACGCACCAATTCATTGTGAGGTATGGTTTCATCTGCTGGAGTGACTATGTCTGTGGTTTTATTCACATATTCTGAAGGTCCAGTGGCTGCTGATGTTTTGCGTAAAAATTTATCATCACCATCATCCATCACAATACTGCTGCCACCCAGTCTTGAATAGTATCTGCCACCTTTGCCTCTAGCATTGCCACGTTTATCCAATGGACCTGGAGTGCTGACTCCAAACACACTGCTGGGCGCTTCACGTCTGGCACTGGTGGTGGTTAATCCTCTGATTTCATCCTCTAATAATCCTTGATTTTTCAAAACATTTTTGAAATCAGTGTTAATAGGTTTTAAATTTTTTGTAACATCTAATAAATTTAAACTGTTGATCAACAATTCTTTGTTGTATTCACCCACTGGCAATTTCTTACCAATGTCTGTGATATTACCTATGGTGTCAGTGAAAGTGGTTGCAGGTCGGCCATCAGGAATCATAAAATTTTGATTTTCTGCCTGCACACAACCAATCCAATAGCCTTTGTTGATGTTGCCTTCCACAAATATTACCAGCACTATGTTGCCGATGTCTGGCGGAATAAACCACATGCCGTAACTCTGTTGACTGCTGGCATAGTCGTTGTTCTTGGTCACTCCGGCATAGTTGGTCACACCATAGAAAGGATTGAGATATTCCACCTGCACACGTTGATTGGCTTCCAATGAGTCCATGCCAGGATCCACAGATCTCAACAACTCCACCTCCAGTGTGCCCATGTATTTGCCATCCAGGTGACTGGTGATTCTGGCTTCGTAAGGGCCCGAGTCTTTGATTGAGCCTTGCTGATTAGGGTTGCTTCTGCGATCAATTGAAAACATTATGCTCCTGTCCCATCAATATTTGGGGCAGCACCTTCTGAATCACCATAGATTGGCTGTCCCAAAGCAGTGGTGCTAGTGGCTTTGCCTGTGACTTCTTGATTTGGCACTCTCACCAGTTGCAATGTCTGCACAAAGGTTCCATTCTGGAAAGCATTGTCCACTTGATTCACTCGGTACACTCCGCTGAATTCATCCAACTGAACAAAATTTTTATTAAGAGAGTTGGCTGTGCCTTTGAACACCATGTTGCCACTGGACACATAATCTATGGGAGTTTTGAAATTCACCACACAATATATTCCGGCAAAAGTGGGTTCAGCACTGCCATCATTGTTTATAAATTTTTTTTCTCCTGTGCGTGGATCTTTGCCCACACTAGCGTAATAGTTGCCCAATCCACTGTCTGCTAAAAAATATGGATCCCCCAACAGTTCTAAATTGGTATTGGTCAAACTGATGCTACCAGTCATAATCATGTCGTGAAATTCCAAAGTCTGTCTTTGTTCTGTGGTTAGTTCGCCCAATGCTTCATAATTTTTTCTGCGAGGACTGGCAAAAAAATTAGCAGTGATTTTGCCTGTACCTACGTTCTGTGCTGCAGTCTCACCTGCGCTGTTGTCTACGTCTGCAGTATCGTTTCCTTCGTTTTTTGTTTTTTTATTGGGATCTTGTTTGGAATTGGCTTTATCACTCGGCAACAGTTGCTGGTAACTGGCTTGAATTTTGATGTCAAACTTTAACACATCTAAATTTTTTCCAGTAAAAAGATAATCATATTCTTTAATCACAAATTTATTAAAATTCTCTGTTTGAGTTTTTCTGTTTATTTTTGCAAACAGTGATTCATGCACTTTGTGTTCTATCACATCAAACACCATCAGCAATGGATATGTGCCGTTTTGTTCCACAATTTTCTCGTCATTTATGTAAAAACATCTAGGCACTATTTTGAACCATGTTTTGAAGCCATTTGCGTCACTGGGCTGAAACAGACGGTCACCATAATCACTCAGCAATATCACGTTTGTGATGATTGATTCCACATTTGTGCCTTGTTTGAAAGTAAGATTTGGAACTTGGCCTTTGATTGTAAATTTTGATAGTTTTGTGAATTTATCATAGAATTTTTGATCGTCTTCGCTGCCTACATTTTTATTCTGTTGTTTGGTAAGGTTTATTTTTGAACTTCCAATGCTGTTAAGAGTGTTTTTGAATTGCACATAACTGGTGATACTGGGCGTGCTAATAACTTGTGCTCCGGTGCCAATCACAGCGCTTCTTTGAGCATCTGGATTGAATGTGGTTCCCGATTCCGCTTCTTGGTATCCGGTTCTTTGACTGAGTTTTTCTTGTTCTTCTTGAATTGGAAAGTTTATTATGATGTCATTTATTTCTTCCAAAGTTTTATTATCTTTATTTTTTGCTTTTCTATTTTTGTTCAATTCATGCTGTAGAGCTATCTGCAACATTTCTTGCACCGTGTAGCCTTCAATCCTGATGTCTTTGGGTATGCTTTGATTACTTGTCTGCATTGCAAGATCACTGATGGGTACAGCCTGAATCTGATACTGTGCTCCGGCCTGATCAGCAGTGAAATCTATATTTGAAATTTTAATAGGAAATATTCGTTTGGTAGTGTTGCCCAAAGCATCCTTGACTGATTCGGTTTTGTTTTGCAACGTGTGTCCCACAAATTCAATGATCAAACACCAAGGAGCTTGTATCCAGTTTTTAAAACCTGCTTTTAGTCCAGACTGTCTTAATGTTTCCACAAACGTGCCCATGCTGTAGGGTTCATACACAGTAAATTCTAATTTTGTAACATTGCTTTGCCCTTTTTGGTTTGGTCCTATTAGTGTGTTAACATTCACATTGCCCATGAAATATTCGCGTGCAGTTCTTGTGTTGGAATTACCACCATTAAAATCCAGATCATAGGGTGTGAGAAATTTTGATTGCCCAGACCCACCGCTCCTCAGTATGATCACTTCTGGTGGCTTTTGACGCAATCTAGCAGGAAAATTAATCTCTTCCAAAGTAAGACATGCCAAAGTAAAAATACAGTTGAATGAATTGTACTGATGCAAAGGGTTTGGCACTTTGTTGGGAAACAATTCTCCCACGTCCACTGTGGCTGTGTCTGACTCAAAAGTGTCTCTTTGATAAAAATTTTGACCAAATGTTTGACCCAATGCCGCAGCATCTCTTTGAGATTCTGTGGTTGGTATCACTCTGATGTCAGTAGATGTGTTAGGAGCCATTGGTTAGATCCCTAAGGCTTGTCGTAATTTGGGTCCTTGTGGAAGATAAATTTTTATGCCTGCCACCAAATCATACACAGGATCTTTGATCACATCCATATTTCTTTGTGCAAACACCCACCATAATTTTGTGTTGTTGTACAAGTCATATGCTAACAAATCTGGTCTGTGAGTGTATTGTGGTTCCACAGTGTACAACACATCATCTGCAGTGGCTGGAATGGGTCTGATACTGAGCAAATCTAAATATTGATCATTCACTGTTTGTGTGCGGGCAAAAGGACTGTATGATTGATATTGAGCCATTAGATGAATCCTCCTTCGCCTTGCACATATTTGCCATTGACAAAATTATTCATATTGAACTGAGACACAGCAGTTCTGCTGTACTGAGGTTTGACCTGCACAGTGATCAAACTTTGTGAAGGAGCCCAAGCATAACTTTGATACGTGCCAGCATCAAAATCTCCTTGTGCCTCTGCAAATAATCCAGTTTGAATGTAGTCCACTTCCGCTCCCAAATCTATGTTAAAACTTTGTATGATCACCGGCACATTTTTGAAAACAAAATCTCCATAACCATTCAACAGTACCACTGGTGGTGGTGATCCTGCATCAGAACTGCCTTCGCCATAACGCATTTTGGTGGCACTTCTTAGATAGTGAACACAGGAAACCCAATATTCTGCTTCCACTGAATTTTGCACGTAGAAATCACCGTTGATCTGAATATTATCCACTGTGCTGTAATTGAATGAACTAAAAGTATAATTGGTGTGTGCAGGATTATTATCAGTGTATTGTGCTGTGTGCGACATGAGTATGCTTGGCGTGAAAGGAAATGTAAATCCTCCAGTTTTCATCACAGGCAGCATTAATCTACTGTCTTTGAATGAAGTAGGAATGCTTAATTTGACTCTCCAATCTTTTTCGCCTGGTTTGGTCAACGCTGTGGCTTGTGTCAAAGTTTTGGTAGCACCTATGCCATCTTTGGGCAGAAATTTACCCCTCACATCACTCATGTTAAATTGGCTGCTGATGACTTTGGCTGCTCCAGCGCCTATTACCGCTGCTGTGGCTGCACCCAGTGTTTTTTTTATGAATTCCGCCATATGTCAAATATATCAAGTATTTATTGACAAAATTAACTGCGTAGTTTATACTGAAGGCTAATTACAAAGGAATTCAATGAAAAAAATCAACTATCTAAACAACAAAGATCTGTTGGAAGAGATACACAAATCCAAGAACAGCTATTGCAGCTACACCAAAGACGAGCATCACAGATACGATGCCATTGTGTCATCCTTGGAACGCATCAATGTGAGAACCATAGCAGAAGCCAAACGTGCCAGAGCCAAACGATTAGCGCAGGAAGAGTTTGAAAAACGCAAAGCAGTGAATCCCAAAGTTAAATTGTCTGAGTGCGAAGTGGATTACAAAAAAATTAAAAAAGAAGACTTGGTGTTTAGAGTCATGACCTATGATCACATACCCAATGAACCGGGTCGTAAAAAAAATCCCAAGAGTTCCGCAGACTCCAAAATCAAAGTGAACTTTCCAGCTTTCCAACATTGGAAGTATGACGAGAAAGACAATCTTTCATGTGTGGGCAAAAGTCA